GGTCTATAGTCGAACGACCCATCTTAGCTAAATCAATATTATAATTTCTTTCACCAAGTTTAATTGGTAAAGAATCTCTTACGCTATCTTGGATATTACCCATGATTAACGACGAAGAGTTGTCGGAAAGACAGAAGAAACAGAAGCTCCGCTTCTTATCCCGTAAAGACTCATCAAACGACGAGCCTCTTCACTCACCCGACGATCATACTGCCCCTGTAATATCATTGAATACCGTGCGCGATCACCGGCAGCAACAGATGCATCAGAACGACTATCCCCCTGACTATGCAAATCCAATCTTAATGACTCTTCTCCAAGAAGAAGCCTTGCTGATGCTCCTAATGATGGAATATCTGTCATCGAATCCGGCATTCCTACAGTGGTGCCAAGAACAGTATCCAGATCTAATGCCGTTGTAACAAAAGGATGAGCGTAAATAAGATTAACTGTTATAGCTTTCTCAATTCCTTCTTGTCTTATAACTTTATATGTACCATCCATCTGTCTTTGTACAGTGCAATTAAGATTCAGCAACCTATCTTCTGAGCTACGTGCTGTACGTGTAGCAGATAAAAGATGGTAGAAACCTGTACCCGGAGTAAGAACATCTGGATCTAAGTCTTGATCGTTCATCTCGTCGACTGTCACAGATTGTACTGTTGTAGAAAACTCAGCAGTTGCAGTACTAACAGCATACAAATTATTTGGTAAAGATCTAATAGTATCTCTGACTGCTTCTGCTATTTGGAAGCCAGAGAATCTAGGTTCTACCTCTATCATAGAACCAGCGACCCAGTTATTAGCAGTACTACCTTGCATACCTCGTTGAATAGTTACATTTACATCATTGACTTTATGAACATAAACAGTTTCAGGTTCAGTAGTACTATTACTTATAGAAAGATATGACCCGACCCTTATACCATCCGCTCCGTACTTTACTTTAAGAGTAGTATCAGTAGCAGAATCTAAAGCTGTATCCAACTCGTCTATCTCAGACCGAGTGTTACTATTTATCAGCCTTTGTGTACGTGTTATGCAGTCAGCGAGCGTAGCCATGAGGTAAATACTAGCGTGTTGTAAGGGGCGGGGCTATGCCCCACCCCCAACAAACTTCTAGTTAACTACTACGGAGTATCCGTGTAGCCAGTTAGATTAGTGAATCTTGCCATGTGAGACTGACCCTTAACTTGGAGTCCTTCTTCACAAACAATTTGCACCTTGTCGCTGTCACCAGTTTTGGCGAGAGCTTCAACCACGAGTGGTTGCATAACCCGTCGGGAAACATTTTCCTTCTGGACTACGAATGCACTCTCGCTGTGGCACCAGCGGTTCCTTACCATCTGTGTTTCACCAAACTCGGTGAAGACAGACATGACAGGTACGCGACCACGACGAGGATCATCAATGGTTGTGCGGACACGACCACTATCTGATACTGCATTTAGGGTAGCAAACGAAGCTGGGTTAGCGATCAGAAGATCGGGGATACCACCTGCGTTGTAGCATTTTTGCATCAAAGCTTCTAACGCTGTGAGCGTCAACGTAGTTGTTGAGCTGTCAGTGTTAGTAGTAATGAAGTTCATCAAGCCACCAGTTGAACGGCGCTTGGTTGCTGTATCGTTTACTGGCTTACCATAAAGGTATGCTTGTTCACGAGTTATCACGTTCTCAACTGAGCGGCCATAAACTTGCTTGGCGAACTCATCAGATACACCGTAACGGGATACCTGCTGTTCTGAACGTGTCATGTGGATAGGTGTAGGTCCGAAGATCTGCGTGTAGTTCGAGTGGATCGTACGATCTGCTGAACGTGCAGTTCCCGGATCGGAACCTTCAACCAGTGCAGTACCAACACATACAACTGTGTCTTCATGCGCGGCTGTTGTTGCTGGCCATGCTGAACCATTAGCCCAATCAGCTACGTTAATAACACCACTGGTATTATTAATCGCTGTGATTCTCTTAATGGCACCATTGACAGTAGCGTCTTCTTCACCAATGTTTAGAAGATCGTCTTCTTGGAACCTGTAAGAGTCGGCGGCTGAAACTGTAATAGTTGTAGCGCCTGCTCCTGCGGCTCCTGTACCAGCTACGGTGCAACGAGGAAGCAAAAGCTCCTCGTCCATCCATTTAAACTCTTGTTGATCTACGGGAGAACTTGAAAGAAGTTGCCTTCCATCAGTTCCAATACCGTTGATAAACGGAGAGTCTGTTGGTGAAATCATGTAAATGAGTTCATCCATGTTGATCTTAACGCCAACGGCAAGATCGTATGAGGTTACATTACCTCCATAACCGACTACGGCCATGTTATCGCTCCTTTATTTAGTAGTGGATTGTTTGTTCTTTCTCTCCCGCAACAGTCCTTCATACTTTGAGCGATTATCAGCAAATTCTTTGATAGGTATATGGTCACCATCTGATTTAACATATGGAACAAACGAACCATCGGCTCTATGTTCTCCGGCTTTTCCTCTTTCCCAATTATTATTTGGTCTACGAGGAGGAACCTTATTCCGTGTCCTGTTCGGAGTAGCATCAGCCGTTAAAGCTGGTGACTGAAGAATCCTATTACCAGATTCCTTGCCACATTCAGGGCAAACCCTATTAGGTTCTTCCTTCATGCCTTGTACTAACTCCCAATGAGAGAAGCACTCCTTACATTCATAAACATATGTAGGCATTAGATGTCAGATACAACTCGTTCGTCGCCTTGACCAGCGGCCTCAAGCACAGTATGTACAAATCTTGCCGCCGAATCTTCCTTCGACCTGCCTGATTCATACGATTTCTGAAACTCTTGCAACCCTTGTTCATAAGGACTCTGAGTAGTTGTCTCTACTGAAACACTATCTTCAGCTAAAGCCTTTCTTTGTCCTGATACTTGCGTATCAGTTTCAGTAACAGTATCCTGCGCCGGTTCCGGTTGTTCAACGGGAACAGGGGTAGGAACTAATTCTTGCCATTCAGCTTGTATGGATTCTGTTTCCAGTTCCCCATCATAAGCCTTAAACAATAATTGCCCTGCTTTAGAATCAGTATCAACTCCAGCTTTCATAAAAGCCATCTCTCGTTTTAGCTGATCGCGTTCTTGAATTGCTTCGCGTCCTCGATCTGCCGCATCTCGAAGTTCTTTTATTCCACCAGTTTCATCTGCCATATCTATCACTCCCTTTGCTGTCGCACATAGTCGGAGGAACTATGCGGTGCGTGACTAAATTTGTATCCCCAGTCGTCACTAGCTGGTTCAACCTCCACTACATACTCATTAGGGGCGTGGGTAAGTCCCAATGGATAAGCTCGCGTCCGGCCTATTGAAGCTCACAGACGGCCTGTGTTTAGTATAGCGTAATATCAGTCCGTATCAAGGAATATGCATTCTCCGGGACATTCTTCAGCCGCTTCTATAACAGTTTCTAACAAGTCGTCAGGTACATTAACTGACTCTCCCATATGGTGAGTGGGTTCTTTAGGTACAGAGGTACCTACTTCTCGTACATAAAACAGTCCATCATCATGACCGTGGAAAATACTTGGACAGATTTCTTCACACAAGCCGTCGCCTGTGCATAAGTCTTGGTCGATCCAAACCTTTGGCATTAGCCCGGATGACTGTTTATAAACTGCTCATATTTTTCTGGTGAATCTAAAACTATTGTGGTGTACGAATACTTAGAGCCATCATCACCCTTCCCAAGAGTAACAGTAATCGCACCTACAAGAGTACCTATCGCTACCAACAGAGCAGTTATAGCGGCTATGAGTTTAACAGCTTTAGACGTGCCGTCTTTACCCTCACTCATTGTTATCGTAAAACTTTTCACCCCATGCTTTACTCTTGATCGCTTCTTCAGCTAGATCAATACGGTTCAACACGTTGGCTGTTGCCATCATAATAGTATCTATCTCATGCCATACCACGTCCAGTTCGGTAGTAACCCAACTAGTGTCAAGACTATTAACCATCCCTTTAACTTCTTTTAAATCTGAGGCAATAGCTTCTGTAATAAGAGAAGGAGTAAAACGAGACAAGTCGTCAAGACGAGCGGCGGTAAGATTGTCAATGGAAGAAGCATTTTCCAATACTCCCGTAGAAATTTCATCAAGTTTCGCCAAAACTGTACTGTCTGTTCCAGTGTTTCCTTCAATTACCTGCACCTGTGTTTCCAAATCATCTATCCTGCCAGCGATACTAGCCGCATTCCATACGACAACTCCACTGGTAACAGCTACAGAAAGGATAAGCCCAAGAGTTATCTTGGATACTTTGACTTGTTTGAGGTCGGTAACGTCAGTCATTATTTAATGACGACCCATTTTATAATGTTTCTGTGGTTTCTGCTTATACCTAGACCCAGCACCTTTTGAGGATGACAACCCACGCCCAACTCCTACGGTTCTACCTGATTGCCAACCCTTTATTCCATAACGAGACTTTGTTGAACGGCTACCAGACCAATGCTGGAACCCTTCTACTCCTCTTTTAGTGCTTTGTTTATATTGTTTATACTTTCCTCGCCGTGTTTTATTTGTAGGTACTTGTCTTTGCCCCATAACTTCATACGGAGTTTCATAAGCTTTTCTTTTCTGACCCGGATCTTTCATTAACTTGCCGCCGAAGCCGATCCATCACCAAAGCGTGACCAAACTGCTTGGCAACAACACTCTTAACAAGGCTCAGAACAGCAGTACCGCCTGCAATCCCAGCCGCTTTCATGCTTCCCATATCACCAATAGTAAACACAGCAAGAAATGACTGCGCGAATGTGGCAACCACTCTCTCTAGTACATCTTTGTTAAACATTATTTACGTTTACCTTTCTTTACCTTCTTATAAGGTATCTTCTTAGCCTTCCCTTTGGAAGAGCTAGTTTGTAATTTAGGCATTGGCACTCCCTATACCTGTAGTCTGTCCACTAATAATAGCACCAGCTTGACCAGTGCCACCACCCCGAAACACAGCCTTCCTTCTTTCTGCCCTGCGTTCTAATGTATCTTCTAATTCTTGAGCAGATTCTTCACCATAGTCAACACCAAACTCAGCCGCAAGACCATGTGTTTCCATGTCTAGATCCCTCTCACCTTGCTTCTCAAAGAATAAAGCCTCTTGGGCTTTAACACTTTTCAGCCCCTTCCATAAGTCTGCAGTCGTTAAACTTAATTTAGATATATTTCTAGCTTGTTGTTTCTCTAAAGGACTATCTAAATCTAAAAACATTTGCGACCAGCCACCTACTTCGGCAGCAGCTACATCAGTTTTCAAAGACTGTAAACTCTGCCAACCTGTACCAAAAATATTATCATCTGGATCTAAGAAAGTTGCCATCAAAGCCGCATCCCCAGCGACACCAAAGTACTTTTCAGCGGCATTCGTAACAGCTTCAGGAGATTGGTAAATCAAATTAGAAGCCATCGTTGTTCTTTCCACCAACTCAGGGCCAGAAATACCTTGTATATATGACTGTTCTACTACATGATCTAAATCGTATGGCAACTTATCCATCCCATGTTGTATAAATAAACCCGACAAAAGTTTTTCTCTGTTAATATAATCGCCGGGTTTTGGTATGTCTCTATGAGGGATTGGTTGACCTGCTTCTGTAGCCGCTTTGTTAGCATCACGCATTGTCGCTATTCCCGAAAATCTTTTCTTGAATGCTTCCGTTTCATACATTTCAAATTTTGCTTGAGCGGCAGTAAAAGTTGGGTCTGATAAAAATC